CTTTTTCTCGTCAAGTAACCTATCCAGTGTGAAGTCCGCCATTGCAATGAGTGATGTCTAACCCTCTTGTCGCACCTACGCTTCCGCTGACAGCAGAGCGATCTGAATTGTCTCGGGTCCCCCAGGCCTACTTCACTCCAGAGGAGGCCTCCCAGTTAGGAAAAGACCCTGCCACCGGGAAGAAGGTTCGAGGAGGTTCCATCAGCATTGAGCGGGTAAATGAGCAGTTAGAGTCTCTGGATCTAGATAAACATTACTCGTTTTATCTAGGTCCAGAGAATCTGGACGGGCAGAACCAGGCTCGTCTGGCGAAGGAGGGTCGTGTACTCGCCCACGCTCAGATGGGGTCGGTGTCTGTCAGGCATCGCACCCAGCAATCTATGTTGGTTGCTGGGGCTCTTTACAGCTCAATGAATGATTGGGGAGACGTTACCAAAGAGGCGGTCAGGAGCAGAGCTGAGGATGTGGTGTACGTCCAAGCGGGCACCGCCAGTACCCTTGGTCGCCTGAACAAGTACTACCCCAAGAAGGGAAGCAAGATTGCACAGCCAATCACTCATGCTGAAGTGGCTGTGTCGTTGAAGCGATGTGGATTGACTTGTCCTGAGGAGCTGAGGGGACAACCATATGTGTTTGAGGGTGATGGGAAGATGATTTCCGTTAATCCTGACGCAGAGAATGGTTATCCCGTCGGCGGAAAATGGAGCGACGAGTTGACCCACAAGCCGATATTCGATCTGGCTTCTCAGATGAGGAAGTCCATTGTTGAGGCGTTCGAGAGGGGAAAGGGAACTGTGAAAGGCAGTTTACATGCGGTGGTGGCGTGGAAGCGCACCATGGAGGATGCTCCTGAAACTCTGAAGCTTGTCGCTTTGAAGGGCAAGTGCAAGGCGGATCCCTACAAGAAGGCAAAAGTGCTCAATGGTGAGTTGCGCTTCTATAACGTCTTCCCCCGGCAGGTGCTGATGAACATCATGATGGTCACTCAGGTGGTTGATGATTATTCTCTGACTGCTGGAGCCAGGGACGGTGGTGAGCTGGTGAGAACGGCTATCGGTGCCACTTTGACTCGAGGTGGCGCGGACAAGCTAGTGGAGGTGATGGATGATCAGTTGAAGCGGGACGGGTACGCTTATTTACACGTGGGAGATGATTCGTTTGTCGCTCTCACTGTTGGAGATAAGGTTGCTCTGTTCTCAATTGACTGCTCATCCTTTGACCTTACTCAGCACGCCGAGCTGACGCATGCTGTACACCTGGGAATCTACGAGCAGCTTCGCAAGATAGATGGGCCAGCCGCCGCTTTGTGGTATGCTTATGCTCGCGAGCGGTGCTGCGTCGTTGTAAATTCTCAGGTGTACCGCATGAGACATGCTGGTCCCTCGGGGTTTCCGTTGCAGTCAAAGATTAATGATTTGATCATGGATGTTTATTTGCGCCGGCTGGCAAGAAGTCTGGCTGCCTCTTTACGCACCAACAGTACTCTCTTTCATTCAGAGGCAGAGCTGCGGAAGCTCCTTGACTCAGCCATGCAAGTCGTCGGTGGGGCAATGGGTTTGGTAGCCCGCCTCGAGGATTTTGTCATGGTTGATGCAGAGAGCATCCGTGAAGCTTTAGGGAAGAAGAGTTTTCTCTTCATTGGGTACCGCTTCTACCAAGAGGATGGACGAGTCTACGTGTTTGCAGATTTAGTCCGTCAGCTTGGACAGATGCAGTACCCTAATTCGTTCTGGGTTGAAAGGGAGCGGCTGAATGCCATGGAGGCAGTCAGACTTGCAGGCATCTTGATTTCTATGGGGCGACCCCCGCAGGAGTTGAGGGCCGCCTATGATGCTGCTCGCAAGTCAGCAGCTACGGTGTTGGGGAAGGCGATAAAGGAGGGTAAGGAGGAATTGAGGTGGCTCCCGGAGAATGCTTTTGTGGGCGTCAGTGGAGAAGACGTGAAATCGTTGTCAGGCTTGATGGTAGCTCTCAACCGAGACCCCAATGAGTTGTGGGGTTTCGAGGGAGAGCTCCAGGCTGACTCCTATCTTGTAGGGAAAGGGGTAACTATAAACGGACCCGTTGAAGGAGTTAAGAGGGGCATAATTTTGCTGCCAAAACCCACGCATCCTATCACTGATAGGAACCATGGTCGCCCTCCCCCTGTGGCGCGGTGGGGGCCTCCTAAGCCTCCTAGGTATCAAACTACCTATGAGAAGGTGAGGGGCTTCGAGCGCGCGGCAGGGTATGAGGTCGATCAGGGTAGTGAGAGTGGCAGCGAGTTTATGGACCCTGACTACTATGGGTTCGAGTATAGAACTCTGAAGAGTGGCAGAGTCGTACAGCTGTGGGGGAGCGCCGTGGACAGGTTTGATGAGATGGAGGATGATTGGTACTCTGATGAGGGGGACAATGATTCTCAGGCATCTTCTCTTTACTGAGGTGAGACTTTGATTCCGCCCCGAACACCATGATGGCTAAAACTACCAAAAGTAAAAAGAGAGCTCAGCGCACTAAAAGCAAGCGTATGAAGCAGGTGGTACCTAGAGGACTCTCGAATTACCAGC